AGCCAGAAATACCGCTATAGCCGCTTATACCACTATAACCTGAATAACCAGACGAGCCGGAATAACCCGAAGAACCAGAAAAACCACTAATACCGCTAAAGCCAGAGATGCCGCTAAAGCCCGAATAACCACTAGTACCTATACCACTAAAGCCTGAGTAGCCACTAGTACCACTATAACCAGAATAACCTGATTGACCGTCTAACCCTAAGCTAATATTAGTTACAATTCTACTATAATTCTCTACCCCTAAATAATAATACGTTACATCTACTTCTTCTACACTGGTCGTAGTAGCATAAACTTTAACTACAAGGCGGTCTGTAGGATCTAAAGATATAGGAGTGTCTATAAAATAAGACGTTCTTGATAAAGTTGCAAACGGGGTTTTAACAAGTGGACTGCTTGTAGCGGAAAATAATATAGTTTCAGTACTGTCAGTAGCTCTTTTATAAACTCTATAAATTAAATTAGTGGTTGCAAATTGAGCACTTAACCCTGACATCGAGTAAAAGGTATCGAATTGCCAGCTACCAATATCAATTAAAGTCTTATCTGGTAAGTTAGGTTCTGTAACTCCACCAAAAATATAGAATAAATTATCGCTTACGTCAAAAATAGCATCAAAATAAATTTCACTCCCCCCAGTAGGTATGGTTTTTATGTAAGTGTAGTTATAAGGGGTAGGGTTACCTCCTGGAACTTGATCTCCGCTTACATCAGCAGCTTCCGTAGAAAGATAATAAATTACTCCAATTAAGGACTTACCAGAGTAACCACTAATACCGCTAAAACCGGAGTGACCTGATATACCGCTAAAACCACTAAAGCCAGAAGTACCACTAAAACCACTAAAGCCAGAAGTACCACTATAACCACTAAAACCTGAAGTACCACTATATCCACTGTGACCTGAAATACCACTATAGCCAGAAATACCTAGACCACTAAAACCTGAATAACCTGAAGTACCAATACCACTATAACCAGAATAACCAGACTGACCAATATCCCCTTTAGGACCGACAGCAGATACTGTTGATACTGCTACTGAATATGTTGTATAAGACCCGTCAGGATTTTTTTGCTCTAAGAAAAGTAAATCTCCAGGCTGAGCTTGCGGAACTGTTGGTAGCTCGTGAGGGTAAACAATTGTTGGGTACTGGGTATCAGCCATATAGTATTATTTAGTTATTAGGGCTGCGAAGCCCGAGATAAGTGTTCTCACTATTATTAGAACCAAGAGCGCTAGCGCTTGGAGTGTGAGCACCACCACCTGCATAAAGATTTACTAATACACTTCCATCATCATATGAACCGTAGACCCCTGTATTAGGCTTACCGGTTTTAGGTGCAGTACCATCGTAAGTTAAATATCCGGAAAGTGGAGCGTTAGCGTTTTGTATATAATTGTATACGTTAGTTCTACTTTGCTTGTCAACATTTTGCGGATAAGCTTTATCTTCAATAACCCGAACATCGGCTCCAGGAGTCCCGGTATTAAGAGGTACTCTACCGTCAAATTTATTATCGTAAACTTGTTTACTGAGGGCCTCGCGAGGGGCATTAGGTTCGTAAGTGTAATCAAAGCGTTTGCCTTTCACCATCCATACATAATGCCCCATCAGCTGATTAGTCTCTCCACCTCTTTGATCCACTCTTTCGGTAATTTCATATATTTGTCCGCTTCTACCGTTAGGACGAGTTCTACCATATTCGGATAATTCTATTAAATCCCCAGCTTTTGGTTCATATGTATATCTACTTGCAATACCGCTTAATGACGAAGCAGTTAAAGTACTAGTAAATGTCTTTATTGCAATAACAGCGGTGATATCGGCATTACCTTGTATACCGAATTTACTCAATATAATACTATCATTATTAACAGTAAGACACATTATCATATCTAAAGGAGGTAGAAATCCAGCGAGTGGTTGCTCCCCATAGAAGAAGTCATGCCCGGAAAGAGTGTAAGCATTAATATAGTAGCTGGTTTTCATACCGAACTGTTTTATTTGCTCGTCCCACCAATTTTCCCAAAGATTACGTTCTGTTTGAGTACTATCTATATCTAAATAACGAAGACTTCCAGACAAACATTCAGAATTTCCTGTAGTAACACTCGGAGGAATATAAGGCCCAGTATCAACACAATACTTCGCTATTGACATAAAAATATTTACAGAACTAATAGAATTAATCACAAATTTACTAAATAATATTACGATGAGCAAAATTAAAAGTTTGGACGGTCTTGGTGAATTATACGCTTCCATACAGCAAAACACTGTAAAAGAAGTTGCTGCTAAAGCACCATCGGCAATTTTAAATACTAACACTTTAGTTTATCTACCTGAAGCTGCTCAAGATATAAAAGCAGATACAAAAGTAGAATTAGCTGACAAAAAGAAAACCGGTCCACACGGTGCAGATAATTTTGAGCCTGTTAAAAAGCCAAAGAAAGAAGGCAATGCTTTCGCTAAAGCAGTTCTAGATGCCAAAAAAGATGGCATTCAGCCTGGCGAAAAAGTAAAGGTACCCGGCTCTGATAAAGAAGTACCTTTAAAAGAAGAAAATGAAGAGTCAGAGGAAGAAAAAGAAAATTCAAAGCATGAAGATTCTGATGAAAATGAAAAAGAGCATGCAGAAGAAGAAAAAGTAGAAGAGAATGTAGAAACTACTACTAAATCTAATAAGTATAATAAACAACATTTTACTATGCCTAAATCAAAATTCGATAAACTATATGAAGATGCAGTCAACAATATTCCTTTTGCAGAAGAGGAAAATATGACTCCAATTGAGCCAGGTCCTGATGCAGGTCTTGATGCTCCTGATGCAGATGCTGATATGGCCCCAGCTGAAGAGGCGACAATTTCTCACGACGAAGCAATTGAAATGGTAGAAAAGCTATTAGCATTCCTCAAGAAGGACGTAGCTCATGACGTTGCTACTGGTACTTTAGGTGACGAAGAAGGCGGAATGGCCGCAGGGGATGAAGAAACCCCAGTTATGGAAGAAGTAGAGGCTGAAGACCTCGGCCATGCTGGTGTAGGTTCTGGTGCTAAATCAGAACAACTTAAGGACGGTCACAAGTTAAAGACTGTAGGTACAGGTACTGTTACCCAAAAGGGCGGTAATGCTCACGAGCAAGGTGCTCCTTCTACTAAAGAAGAACCAACACCTAAGAAAGCTAAGGATTCTGACAGAGTTAAGGACGGTACAAAGCTCCACACTGTCGGTAATTTAAAGACCGGCAAGGATCTTTTCGCTAACTAAGTTAAAAAGGCATAGAATTACTAAGCCCGCTTCGGCGGGCTTTTTTATTGTATAAATCTTTGATCAAACATTCTATTTGCTGTACTATTAAACGGCAAACGCCAGCCTTGTTCAAATAGTTCGTCTAAATCTAAATTTTGCTCGTTATTATTAGTAGCATCAGGCATTAAAGCAGGGGTAGGCGCAATAATATTTTCATCTCTTTGCCCGGGTCTTCTATTCATTTCTGATGGTTTAGGCATACTGACTACAAACGGGTCCCAATTATTAGGAATCATTTTTAATATTTTACCATTAGCATCATGCTGAGTTATTTCATAAAACTGCTCAGCTACTTTATTGTCTAATATAAAAAGAGACCATATAAGAGCTTCAACTCTGTCATCTAGGTATTTATCGGACTGTTTTTTCCATATACCATTAGGGTGCCTTATATATGTTTTAAACTCTCCTATAGTATCTTTATCGTTTATTTTAACTACTCGAAGTACATTCATCCAGTACCTAAAGTTAGACATTGAGTTAAATTTGCTATTAGTATGAGAGTATATACCCATTCTATTATCTTGTTCAGCTTTCTCAGTAAATGAACCCATACTTGGAGTGTATTTAACAATATTAGGGTATTGATGGGTATGTATTAAAGCATCTACAACTTGAGCACCGCAATTATTTCTTTCTACTAATATAGGGGGGTTGTTCCACTGAGCTGCTATTTCGATAAGTTTAGCTGCAAAATTAAAAGGGTCTAGTTTATTATGAGCATAAGTAGCAACTTGTTCAATGCTAGTTAAATCTGTAATATCTGTTATTTGTATGCAAGAATTAGCGCGGCCAATTCCTTCTCCAACGTCTACTCCAATACTATAATAATGTCCATCTATACGATCTTTAAAAACTTTTAAGTACCCTTCATCATCAGTAAAGATTACTTCTGTTACGGTATTTTCCATCTCTTCTAGCTGATCTTTATCAAATACATTTTCACCGGCTGCTCTAAATTCATTACCGTATTCTTGATTAAACGACTCTAAAGACCCTAACGCTCTTATAGTCATTTCTTTCCATTTATCGTCTCTCCCGGGTACTTCCCACCAATCTACTCTTTCGTGATGCCAGCCGTTTTTGTTTAAAGTTGCATCGTTATAGGTATTAAAGAATAAATTACCAACCCCGTTAGGGGTTGATAGCATGAATATTTTAGACTTTTTAGAAGAAGAAATAACCGGAAACACTGATTCCCAAAAGTCATCCATAAACTCAGGCGGAATAAATGCAGCTTCATCTAATAGCAAACAGTTAATAGATTCACCACGAGCAGCATCCGAAGTGGTAGTACTAATACCTATAGAACTACCATTAGCCAATTCCATACCTTCTTTAGCATATGCTATTACTCCAGGCTTCATATGGTTAGGTAACATTTCATAAGCTAATTTAATACGCTTAAAAATGTTTTTAGCAGTCTCTTGCTTATTAGCGATAAGCAAAACTCTATAATCATCTGTAAAACATACCATCCATAATGCAAATATAGTTAAAATAGTGGTTTTACCTATTTGGCGGGAAGCTAATACTACATTAAATCTATTTTCTACCAGAGCTTTTAATATACGTTTTTGATACGGGTAGAGCTTAATAGGCTGTTTACCTTCATCTAAACTTACAATATAAAAAAAACGAGAAAAATGTAATATAGACTTACGGGCGCGCTCTAAGTCTTCTACCATTTCGGGTGTCCATTGAAACTCAGTTTCTGGTACGGGTAAATTTTTATTACCCATATAAAATGTTTCTTTAGTAGTACCTTTAGCCATATTGGTATTTAGCGTGGAACTAATATATTACAAATATAAATTAAAATATGAATGGTTTAACTTTAACCGGTTTTGAATTAGATCCGACTGCTCATTGGACTAAGCCTTTGAGTCATTTTGTTGAAATACCTACTGCTGGAGGTCAAATACTTTATCCAGGTCCAGAATTTTTAGAATTATTTGAGCAAAACGGCTATGAAATGACCGAAGTCGAGCAAATGTATGCTAAGGAAGCGAAAATACCTCTACAAAAACACTATTCTTCTCAAACCTGTCTAAAAAAAATTTGGATGACACAGGACGTAAAAGAACTTTATAGAGGGAGTACAAGACCTGGTTATGGAGACGATACCGGGGCATATCAAGGGCCACATCTTAACCATTGTCTACTGTTCGAAAGAAGAGGGTTTTCTGGTGCCGCATTAGAACAGCTTAAAACATTTGCTACTAAAAACACATTAATGTATAAACTTATAAAAATGAAACCAAAGTGGGGGTTTGATTTTTCTATGGACTACACGGATACTGATGGCAACGTGTTAGAATTACTACACTATGAATACGATGGGTTTGAATATGATGAAATTTTTGAAAAGCAAAAAAAACATGAGCGTATATTTCTTAGTATAGACTGGGATAATGCTGCTAAAGCGCTCATTAAACATAAAGATGAGTGGCACAATTTAGACTTTTTTGGTCAAAGCGCGTGGAAATGTAGATTTTTTGGCCTAGATAATGAACGTTGGAAAATGGTGGTATGGGAATAATTAAATTCCGAACACCTTTTCAAAAGTACCTAAAGCTTTTTTATAGCTCTCTTGAGTTTCATCTGAAACGTCTTTAGTGTATTGCCAGTTAAAGCTAAGCTCTTCCGGTACTTTAAAGCCGTAAAAATCTAATACTTTTTTCTGAGTCTCAATTACAGTCTCTCCGTTCCAGTTTTGACCTATAGCTATAATACCGGCATCTATATTTTCTACAATGTTGTCTTCTTTAAGGGTTGTGTGTCTGTTTTCGATCCAATCTAACCGTTCAATTAATTTCTGATAAACACTATTAGTTTGTCCCCAGCGGACGCTAACAAAAAACACTACAGCATCAGATTCAAAAAGAGGTTTACTTATTTTCCAAAGTTCATCATCTTTATTGTTTATTGAACACCAGCACCTGTGATTACCGGTAGGGTTTTTTTCTTTATCTTTAAGTACTGAGTCTTTAACGCCGCAATTATTACCATCGGATTTGCTTACATTACCTTCACAAATATATATGTTTAATTTAGCTACGTCGATTATTTCTACAGTATCTCCTACTTTGGATTTAATATATTCTGCAAGTATAGTGCTTTTAGGTTTTTCTTTATCCCCTTCCCAGCGATTGGAAGTAGTAAGAAATAACACTTTTTTCTTCTTTTTAAGAAAGTCTATAGCGTTATTAAGTTTTTCCTGGTATATATCAGGATTATTAGTATTAACAATGTCTTCAAAGAGTTTTAAATAGTCCGGCATTACGTAAATATTTACGTTACATGGAACCTTCTGCAAAGCTTACTTTACAATATCATGACTCTCTTAATCCAGAAATCTGGGAAGATGGTAAACTTAAGCCTGCAATAAAAGACAAACTTTTGCAAATAGCTGAAGCGTTTTTAGAGTCTATTGAGTTGGACGTCGACGTTGAAGATATTACGTTTACTGGTTCTTTAGCTAATTTTAATTACACCCAATACAGTGATATAGATCTACATGTATTGACTGACTATAATGATTACAATCAAGATAAAGAAGTAATAAAAGATTATTTTAAAGCTAAAAAAACAGTCTGGAATAGTAATCACGAAATAAAAA